CCTCGAGCATCTGCAGATGATCGCGAATCGGCACGCGCAAAGTGCTGGCATCATAACGATCGGCGATGCTAGGCAAATTGCCAATGTCTTCACGCAGACTGATTTGGTGCTAGACCCCATGCGGGCCCCTGCAGTGATGGTGTCGCCAGTCAGCTTTGCTCCTTGGGACGCTCTTGCCGAATACCTTGAGCACAATGTCAGTCCGATACCGCTGCACACGTATTATTGTGGTTCCAGCGTGCGTGATGGCCTGAAGTATGTGCTTGAGGGCAATCAAGTGTTGATGCCTGGTGCGGGTGATATCACACTCCAGGGCACGCAAGCTGGCAAGGGGGTGTGCTTAGGTCGGGGGCTCGAGTCGACAAAGACTGCGCATGAGCTGCAAGGCGGACGTGCGAAAAACACCATCATCCATTGCGTTGGTCAGGTGCTCTCAGGCGACTTGCGATGGCTGGGTGCACCGGAGCAGTGCAGGCATCTGGGGGTCGCTATCACCCGTGCTGCGAAGGCAACCGTGTTTGTGGTTGACGCGCTGCATGCGCTCCGCCACATAAACTGGGTTGACGCCACCGGTGTGAACGGAACACTTCCAGGGGATTGTCTGTTCGCCGGCACCAGTTGGGACTATGTGGACCCTGAGTGCATGACTTGGGTGAAGACCGAGTATGTGCGCGATGAGGTACTCGTTGAGTCCAGCCTGGAGGAGGTTGCGCTCACTGATGCAATCACGGTCGGGACAGTGTTTTGCGATGGTGAGGCTCTCAGCGCATCTGAGATACGTGCTGTGGTGGATGTGAACGATACTGTGCGCTTCAGAGATGATGGCGAGGCGCACAGTGATGCCTTCGATCACTACACTTTGCAGCCGCGTGACATACCGGGCGTCGACAAAGAGCAAGCCTTGGCTCGTCAGGGGGCACGGCCAGAGCTGACTGATGAGGACATGGTGAATGCTGAAGAAATCATGTCACTCATCTTTGAAGAGGTGATCGACCGCAAGACCTTCTTCGCTCACCTTGCCAACTCTCGTCGTGCAGTCATCAATAAGCGCACGCGAGCTCAAGCGATCGATGGTGCATATGCGCAGGTAGAGTCAAAGATGTCTTGTGCTAGTTTTGCTTTCCTCAAGCCAGAGTTTGCCAAGAAGGAATCGGTGCTCTCCCGCGATGGTGGTGAGCTGAAGGCGCAAGGTGTAGTCACTGCAAGTGACA